TCGTACACCGGCAAAATATCCCAACTTATCCCCAGCCGCACCTGCACATTGGGGTAGGGAAGCAAATTCTCAATCGCCGTGGGGATCTCGTGGGCCGCTGCGTTCAACGTCACAATCTCCGCATCCGCCGCCGCCTGGGCCATGATCGCCGCGCTATACCCAGCCAGCGTCCCGATCTCCAATATATGCGCCCCGGTCCCCACATACGCATGCACCAGCTCAAACAGCGCCGCCGCCTGGTAATCCAATAGCTGTCGCTGGATCCCTGACGCTGTCACCAGCGCCCCCAGCGCCGCCGGGCAGCGATACGCGATCGTCTTCATCCATTCCCGCGGGCTCGTCTTGGTCATGCGCGTCCCTGCCTCCTCTCGAATCGCTCCGTCGCCGCCCAAGCCTCCGCATCATCCAGCCGGCTGCGAATCTGCCCCGTCCAGCGTCGCGCCTCACCCGGGAAGTGCAACAGCCCTGCCGTAGCCTGCTCCGGCTGGAACTTCGGGAACGTATTCCACTCATTCCCCAACAACAGCAGCCGCAACGGGTGCGTGTACAATGCCCGGATCAACGCCCCCTGGTCCCGCTGCGCCCAGCGCTCCCACTCCCGCCGCCACGCCAGGAAAAACGCCGCCGTGGCCTCGCATCTGCGGAACGACCACGCCCCACCGTTCAACTGCAGCACATCCCACGTCCCTGTGATCTTCTCAGTGGCCAGCGCTTCAGCCCCGTGCACCTTGTGCCGGATATGCCCCAATACGTCGTTCGGATAGATGTCCTTGCAGATCGCCAGCTCCCACCCATCCTCGACCCACGCAAAATACTTCATGATCGGCGCCACCACCTCGGTGTCCGCATCCAAATACAGCACCGTCTCCCACTCAGCCGGCGCGTTCTCATACGCCATCAACTTCGCCCGCCTGCCCCCAATATCCGAATCCTCACCCTCGACGAACACATCCTCAATCCCCAGGGGCTCCGCCGCACACAGACAGATCGGCACCTCGGGCATAAACACCTTCGCGCTCGCCATCATCCGCCGGCAACTCTCCCGCGCCGGCTCCCCGAACGCCACACAATAAATCCCCCGCGTGCTCCCCGTCCCCCGCGCCACCGGCTCGACGACCACCACCTCCGGCAGCCCCTCCCCCTCTGGGACCGTAGGCATTCCGATGCCCGGCATCTTGCCCGCTCCCGCTTTCAACGTGGAACTTGTAACCAGCAACTCTCCTATCCCCCCATCCGCCGATTCTCCCATTCTCCCATTCTCTGATTCGCAGATTCTCTCCATCGCCTCTGCGTGCCCCTCACACCACGCCTCGACCGTAAACGGCTCTGTCACCGCCCGCAGCGCCTCCGGATCCACAGAGCCGCGCTCCTCAACCGCATACGTCAACGCGCCCATCAGAGATACCGGGTTCCCGCGCTCATAGCGCACAATCCCCGGAACGTCCGGCAACTCATCCAGCAGACCCACACCCCGCGGAATCACCACACTCACCCCGCAGCTCAGCGCCTCCAACGGCGGCATCGGCACGCCTTCGACAAGCGCAGTGCACACCAACACATCCAGCCCCTGATAAAATGAGGGCATCTCTGCCCAGCTATAAGATCGTGTCTTCACCGGCCAACCTCGCCCGCTGGCCATCCACTCCACCCGCTTACCAATATCCGTCTGGACTAACCCCTTCGCCAGATCCTCACCCTTCCGCCCATTCGAGTACGTGAAACCAGAAAAACCCGCCACTAACGCTCCCCGTCCGGACCTCTCCGCGATCACAAACCTACCCCGCTCCACCGGCGGACGCACCTGCACCGTCAACCCGTACCCCTCCAACAGCTCCGCATACATCCGCGCCGTGGCCACCCGCAACTGCACACGCTCCGCTGTCCCATCGAACAACCGCGCCTTCGCCGGCGTAGCTTCCTCACGGTGTGTGAAGTACGCCCCCACTGGGCCTGTGGGCCACGGTGTGCATACCTGCGCCTCGAAATACCCGGCCAGATACGTCACATCGTGCCCCGACTCAGGCTTGCGGGTCAACATCCATCCCAGACGATCGGCCAGATACCGCGCGAAACGCGGGATGACTCGATCAGCATCCATATTCCGGCATACAACGTTGACCCGCATTAGCTGCTCCTTACTCCCTACTGCTTAGGTACCAGACTCCATCTCGATCTCGCAGAACGCGGTCGGTCGGATCACTCCGAACGCTGCTCGCATCTCTGCAAGAATTGCCACCATGTTACGGATGAAGAAATCGCTGTGGCTGTCGCTCACCTGGATACTGGCCTGCTCGCGGTTCCACAAAACTGCCTTGCGGAAGTCGCCCATCAGACCGGTCCCCTCGTCGATAGCCTCGCTCTCCACCACCGGCACGCGCCACACCGTCCCGACCCCGCCCTGGGCAGGCCCGCCGAAGTAGAAGCGTCCGTTGTCGTCGGTCAGCAGGTCCAGCGTCTCGGCATCGTTCGGGTGCACCACAATCGCGCCGGGCCGCGAACGCCCCGTGGTCGAGATTGCCGTGCGGGCCTTGCGGATCGTGGTCAACAGATCCGTATCCCACGCCTGGGTCTGAATCCCCGCGGTCTCCAGGATGCCGGTGAAGTTCTCGCCGGTCCCCGCTCCGTTGAGCAACTGATCCTCCATCTCCTCGGCCAGATCATCCTGCAGCTCCTGGTCGATGATCCCGCGGATCTGCGCAGCATCGCTCAGCGCCCGCTTTGTAGCAGGCACCCACACGGCGATCGTCTTCACGGCCTCAGTCACCTGCTCGAACGCGATCGCGCCTTCGGGTTTATTGCCCTCAACCTCGCCCGTTCCTGCGGCATAGGTCGTGACGTTCGCCTCGGCCACCGGCGCGGCTTCCTGCACCTTGGTCGTCTGTCGCACGAACTGCACCAGGTCGCTGCCGGTCACGCGCTGCGCCACCAGCCCCATCACGTTCCTGGGATAGCGTCCCAGCGGCTCGTAGATCCCGGTGTAGTCGGTCTCCACAAACGCCCCGGCGCTTGTGGCCGACTCACCAGTCACCAGAGTTTTGAGGCTCTTGAACAGCACCGGCGGGGAGCTGATGCCCTTCATGCTGTCCGGCACCTGCCCACCTGGGGCAATCTGCTTCAGCCAGCCCTTAAACTCCAGGCTTTCGACGAATCGACGGCCCAGGGTCCCCTTGGCGCCCGGCGTGCCCTGTCCCTGAGACTGCCCCTCACCTGCAGGCACCTCAAAGTCCAGCAGCGCGGCCTTCAGTGCGGCATCCCCAGCCTCATTCTTGATCTCGGCCTTCAACGTCTTTGCCTCGTCCAGATACCCGGCGACCTTCTGCCGCTCATCACTCGTGAAGTCGCGGCTCTCCGTCTCTGCCAGCTCGCAGATCGCGCGCGCGTTCAGCAGCGCACTCTGCATCTGATCTTTCTTATTCATGTCCTGCCTCCGTTAATTCAATTTCAATCGTAGCCATCACTACACCGGGCAGTGGTCCGCTAGGCGCTGCGTTCCCGGCTTCCGTGCCGGCGTCGCCCTGGCCATCGTCCCCCTCACCTGTGTCATCCGGCTCAGCGTCCTTTTGCTGAGCCTTGATCCCTGTCGTTTGCGTCCCGATTCCCGCCCCCAAAAACACCGGGCTCACCTCGTGCACCTCCAACCCCTCCAGGAAGCGCACCTCGCGCTCATCGAACGTCCCGAACGACTCCTTCAGGATATCGAACCCATACGACCACTCCTGCAGATCGCCCAGGTTTTTGACCGTCTTATACGTCTCGCTGCCGGCCTCCGTGTCCAGGAAGAAGCGTCCATCCACCCACGCCTTCTCCTCATCCGCGTGGATCACGCCCTTCCCGACCGGCAGATCGTGCCAGCGATGGCCCCAATACGCGATCCGTACCGCCTGGCCATCCTTGAACGCCCCCGGCAGCGTCACATCCCCATCGTGATCCCGCACATTCAGCGTCGAGAACGTCGCCGTAAACTCCCCGGCCTCGCCCTCCGCCTTCACCGTCATCGGCGCTTTAAATGTCTTGGTTTTCATCAGCACGTCACCTCCAACGCCTCAACAACCTCAATGACCACCGCCAACGGATCGTGCAACATCGCCCCGCTATAATGCAGCACCCGCCATCCCAGCACCGCCGCGCGATTCAACTTCACGCGATCCACATCCCGCGCGTGCCGGCCCCCATTGGCCGCCCACTGCCCGCCGTCGATCTCCACAGCGACCTTCCGCTCAATAAACGCGAAATCGAAGCGCCACTTCCGCCCGGGACAAAATACATACTCAGGCACACACATGACGCCCTCCGGCCCCAACGAGCGCCACGCCACGGCAAACTTCGCCTCCAACGCGCTCTTGCTCATTGCCCGAACACCACGCTGCAATCGCAGTTCGCATTATCGTCCGCACTCCCCCGCGGATCTCCCGGCCAGCGCAGCCCATTGGGGAACGTCTCACGAATCCCCACGCTCACGCCATTCAACGCAGCGTGCGAGGGCCGCGGATTGCTGTTGTTGACGCGCCACGTCTTCGACCGTAATCCACCTGATCGCGCTGCGTCCTGGCTCCCAAAATTCGCCAGCGCCGTCACCCGCGA